TTGATACTCAAGGTAACATTATGTTTGAAAGCGTAGACACTATTGTGACCAACCAGCTTACCAACATTGACAGCAAACAATACGATCCTAACCTACTACTAGATATCTACAGACACCTATAATGTTTAGAATACGAACTTTAGCAGTAAAGAATTTTATGAGTGTGGGCAATGCCACGCAAGCAGTTCATTTTGATCGTCGGGATCTCACTCTTGTACTAGGTCAGAACTTGGACTTGGGTGGAGACGACACAGGAGCCAGAAATGGAACTGGCAAAACAACCATTATTAATGCACTAAGTTATGCCTTGTATGGTAATGCACTTACCAATATCAAGAAGGATAACTTGATTAACAAGACCAACGGCAAGAACATGTTGGTCACGATTGAATTTGAGAAAGACGGAATTGACTATAAGATTGAAAGGGGTCGCAAGCCCAATACGATGGCATTTTATATCGGCAATCAAGAACAAGAGATTACCGATGAATCGCAGGGAGATAGTAGAGAAACCCAAGCAGAAATAGAACGCATGCTGGGCATGAGCCATGAAATGTTTAAACATATTGTGGCCTTGAATACTTACACTGAGCCATTCTTAGCTCTTAAATCCAATGATCAGCGTACTATTATCGAGCAGTTATTGGGTATTACCATGCTTAGTGACAAAGCTGACTTGCTTAAAGAGCAGCTAAAAGCTACCAAGGATGCTATTACACAAGAAGAATATCGTATCAAAGCAGTCAACGATGCCAATGCACGTATCCAAGAACAGATTGTTGCACTAAAACGTAGACAAACGTTATGGCGTAGCAAGAACACAGAAGATATTGCAGCACTAGAAGCTGGGCTTGCTCAACTTAATGAAATTGATATTGAACAAGAGTTGCTGCATCATGATGCATTATACGCTCGCAATGAACTAGTTAGATGCATACGTGAAGTCAATCAACACAAAGCGTCGTGTATAGCAGCACAAACCAGTTTACTTAAAAATCTAGACAAGTTAAAGAAAGAAATAGAAAAGCTAGAGCAGCATGAATGTTATGCTTGTGGACAAGCAATACATGATAACAAGCATGAATCTATTCTAGAAGAAAAACGTAGTGCCTTACAAGATATGTCTTTACAGTATCTCTCTAACGAAGGACAGTTACAAGAACACCTAGATAGATTGGCCGAACTAGGTGAGCCTGCTCCTGTACCCTCTGTGTTTTATGATACCAAAGAAGATGCTATCAATCATAAAAACAGTATTGCAAACTTCAAGCAACAAATTGCTACAAAGCGCAGTGACCAAGATCCGTATGCAGAACAAATTGCGGATATGGAAACACAGGCTCTAGAAGAAATTAACTATGACATGATGAACGAGCTTGCCAACATCAAGGATCATCAAGACTTCTTGCTTAAACTGTTAACCAACAAAGATAGCTTTATACGTAAACGCATCATTGATCAGAATCTAAGTTACTTGAATGCTAGACTAGGACAATATTTAGATCGCATTGGCTTGCCACATACTGTAAAATTCTTAAACGACTTGACAGTCAGCATTGAAGAGCTGGGACGTGAGCTAGACTTTGATAACTTGTCCCGTGGAGAGCGTAACAGACTTATATTGAGTTTGAGCTGGGCTTTCCGTGATGTGTGGGAGAATCAAAATCAACCCATCAACTTGTTGTTCATTGATGAAGTTATTGATACGGGCATGGATAGCTCAGGTGTTGAAAACAGCCTAGCAATATTAAAGAAAATGGCACGCGAAGGCAACCGTAGTGTTTGGCTAGTTTCCCACAAGGACGAGCTAGCAGGGCGGGTAAACAATGTACTCAGCGTAGTTAAAGAAAATGGTTTCACCACGTACAATACAGACGTAGAAATAACATAATTTTTTGTGCCCAGAGAATTGTCATAACTATGTTACACAATGACCTGGTTATTCGAGAACGCACAAATTGAAGCTTTACCCGAAGATTGTGTGGGTTTCGTGTATTTGATTACTAATCTAGTCAGTGGACGTAAGTATATCGGTAAGAAGCTAGCCAAGTTTTCTAAAACGACGTACAAAGTTGTGAAACTCAAAAACGGCAACAAAAAGAAAAAGAAGATTAGAAGTAAAATAGACAGCGACTGGCTCACTTATTATGGCTCAAACGACGAATTAAACAAAGACATACAGACACTAGGTCAAGAAAACTTTAAACGCGAAATACTCTACTACTGCAATTCAAAAGCACAATGCTCATACATCGAAGCACGAGAACAATTTAGACACCAAGTCTTAGAATCAGATGCGTACTACAACGGACAGATCAGCGTTCGTGTCCATGGCTCCCATATCAAAAACAAAATTTAAGTAGGTAACAGCTAGCACAAGCTAATATCGTGTGCCCTAGACCTGGCAAGAAAATGCACAGGGATGGAAGTCTCGTCGCCTTAACGAGCACTCAACTACTACCCGCAAGGATGAAGATCGCAAATGCCGCGATTTAGTTGTTTGAATAGGATAACCAGGCTAAAAAGACGTAGCAGCGATGCTACACGGTTACTAACATGTCTGATATGTGTTAACTAACCCGCCGTTGTATAAAGACGGAGCTCGAGGTACAGGACAACCGCCTCTGTAATGCTCTAATATCAGTGACTGTGCTACTCGGATGAAGTTCACTATATTTTTTGCCCGCCCTGGGCAAAGAGTGACCAATTAATCTGGATGAAGCAGTCTCTAACTGCTTTAAGAAATAGTATTGCTGAGTGTTAACGAAAGCAATAGATCTCGTTAGAGATCTTAGAAGAATGGCATTCCTGTTTTCTTTGTTACTTCCATATTATCTTCAATAATCTTAGAGATAATTTGTCTTTCCTCAGTACTTAGAGCCATAGCATCATCATAGGATATTCCTCCACGCATGTGCCAACTAATTTTAAGTGCTTCGTTTTTTAAGGCTTTTGACTCTTTTTCGTAGTCGTTAAGTAATGTTACGATCTCTTGATCGTCTAGGGTCAAAAGCCGTTGTCGAAAAAATTTGAGTAATTGAACTCTACAGGAACATCGTATGTCTTGGTACATTCTGGACATCCAACCGTAAATGGTGGAATTCCTGCTTTACCACTTAGTTCTGAAATCTTTTCTTGAATTAGTTTTACTGTGTTAGAATCTGCATTTGCGTAAAACTCTCTGATAAATTTAGGATCTCTAACTTCTTCCCCATCAACAACAGATGCAATAAACTCCGTACTTGCAGTTAAGTTATCAAATCCAATTTCAATTAGACGTTGCATGCTGTTGTATATTTCTCTATTACGCACGTCTGGATCAAGACCTACATCTTCAACAGCCTTGAGCATTTTTTGTTCTTCAAAGTTAATTTGATTCATTTTGTTGCTGGTGAAGAATGCCTGTGGCTTGATCATAATTTCTAAATCATGTACATACACTGGGTCATTGTAGTCAGGCATGTGTATTGCTGCTAGGCAATCCCTTAGATCTTTATCGTAACTGTTCTCTGCGCTACAATGAGGGCAGTTAGTGGAAAAGTCCATTGAGTGCCCGTAGCTGGCAATTCTTATAGCAATTAGTATAGTATCAACATCAACACTGGGCATTGCCCATGCATTTTTAATACTTGGGCAGCAGCTCTGTATTACATCCACTACTCCGGATCCATTCATTAGAGCATCAGGTGTTTTAAGTATAACTTCGTCCCTAGTGGTTAACGGGTACACAGGTAACTCGCCGGTGACGGGCATATCAAGTGCATCTTTGGGCCAGTATCGCCCATCGCTGGGTAATTTAACGTAAATTGACGGTTGTCTAAAGTACTTGTTTAACGGGTTTTGTGATTGTGGCTTTTGATCCATATTTAATGCTCCATAAATATTAATTGAATATATCCTATATATTTATATGCTATTATTTTAAGGGTAAAAAATGGCCGATAATCCATTTAGTAACATGAGCGAAGATGAATTTTTTAAGAAGATGGCCCAAGCCGTTAAAGGCGAAAGTGCGGGTACTTCAAAAATTAGCGGCGGCGGAATTGGCGGCGGAATTGGCGATCCTGAAAAATTTAAAAAGGGCATGGACAAATACATTGCCTCAATAAAAGCCACGATAGAACCACAAAAAGTCTTTAAAGACATGCTGTCCGGACAGAAGCAGGCTATATTTGATGCTACCGAAGCCCTT